GTGCCAAGGTTGCCCTTGAACTGCTCTTCGATGGCCGCAGCCTTGTAGACCGCGTAGGCGGCTTCGAGGTCAGAAGCGCTGACGTCAGCCGGAGCGAGGTAGCCCTTGGAGACTTCGCCGCTGCCGCCGGAGTTCAACTTGCCAATGGCGTTGGTGGAAGGGGAGCCGCCTTCTTGGGCGCGTCCCTTGACCTGACCAGCGAAGTAGTCGGCACCGTCTCCGATGGCCTCTGGCGTGGAGCCGAGGTTGGCCTTGGAGATGCCGTCGAAGTGAGCGCGAGCCGCCATGGTGTCGACGCCCTGAGACTTCAGGGTGTTTTCCATCCACGAGAGGTACTCGCTGGTGATGACGTCGGAGTAGTCGTTGGACTTGGCATACATGCCTTCCTTCTTGTCTTCTTCAGCCATTTCCTTGCCTTCGTCCTTATCGGACTCGGGCTTGTCGTCTTTCTTGTCCTTCATGTCGGCAAAGGGATTTTCGCCCTTTTCCATGGCGTCAAGTCGCCCGTTCAGCCGGTCAAGCACGCCGGAAAGGTCGTTCAGTACGTTGTCTTCGTTCATTGTGGTGTCCTCCTTCAGTATTCGGAATGTGGCCTCAGGATTGATGCCTTTTTCGCAAATGGTCACTTCGTGCAGTTCCAACTTCGAGATTTCGGTGTAGTCACCGTGACTGGCGTCGCTCTTGCGCATGCGCTTGAACGCCTGTCCCCCGATGCTGAAGCCACGAAGAGCCCCCTTGCGAATCTCAGACGCGACTTCGCGCGCCTTCTCAATGTCGTCGCGCAACTTAATGACGACGAACATGCCGGCGTCGTCGACACCGGACTTCCAGACACGGCCATCCGAGTCCACGTAGGAAGGGATGACCTGTCCAACCTGAATGTTGGAGTGAGCGAGTTGCACGTTGCGGAATCCGTCCGCCTTCATGAAGCCGTCAAAAGCGTCACGGAGGGCACTGCGCGTGATGAGGTCGCCCTGCTTGTCCACCATTTCGACGGACGCGTAGCCAGCGATGACGAGGTCATCGGACGCCTTGAGAATGCTGATGCTCCCGCCGTGGTTGACGGCGGAGGTCCTCAGCGCGGCGGTGGCCATTGTCCTCACAACCTGTCGTCATTCTACTTAACTACCTACGGAGGACGGCCTTGTCCTCTGTGATGTCCAAAACACCTGCTTCCGTAGGTACGCTCATACGCTTGGGAGCCTCGGAGTCCTCCGATTCTTCCTCAATGTCTTCGTCCTCTCCGGGGCGTTTTCGGTTGTCGTAGTCGGGCATAGTCTTCTCGTCGTGAAGATTGGTCGGACCCATGGGTGATTCAATGGGTGTTGCGTAGTCAAAGCCCAGACCCTTCGCGCCCGCGTTCGCAGCACCCACAGCACCAATGCTGCTCTTGAAGAGACGGTCTACGAGTTCCAGACCTTTGACGAGCACCTTGGCCTTTTGACGGTCGTCCCACCACGAAGTGCCCTTGACCTTCTTGGGCTCAATGAGGGGTTCGGCCTCTTCTTCGGATTCATGCACCTCTTCCTTGATTTCGAGGTTGGCTTTGAGGAGTGCTCCTGCCACTGGCCCCCAGTAGGGGCGCTGACTCTCCGACAGACGAATGACGTAGCGGTTGTCGGCCAAGGGGCTGTGCAACGTCCACATGCCGCCGGACTCTGTCGCCTTGTAGAGCACGTCGCCCTGAGGCATAACAACACGAACGCCCGTGCTGGCTCGTTCGACTTCGCAAAGCCACTGCGGTCCAACTGACTTCGCCAACAGGCCCAGTGTTTCGCGGCTGACCAGAGGTTCGCCCTCGGCTTCGCCTTCAATCTCAGAGCCCATGATGGTGAACACGGGGTCCTCAACTGAGTTCTCAACGCGACTAACGTTGGCAACGTTGACGCGAACGTGGTCACCTTCGTTGAACTTCTCAGAACTGTTGAACGCAGCACCCACATCCATGTATGTGTCGCCACCGGCCTCGACAGCGCGGTCCCCAATGGCCTCCTCCTGTGTGATGGGGCCAGTGCCAAGGCGATACGTGTAGGGGCCTGCGCCCCGTCGTTCGAGCACACGAAGCACTACGTCTTGTCCGGGGCGTAGCATGACCCACTTAGGATGGCGCATCTCACCGGCCATGTAGACTGACTTCGCGTCGCGCAGCAAGATGTTCTCGTGGTCCTTCTGCAACGACTCGACGGCCAACTTCAGACCTTCGTCGTCAGTCAAGCGCGTATCGCTGGCGCTCGGCGTGTGAATGTTGTCGATGCCCTCCATGCCGCCACGTAGAATCTTGATGCGGTCGTTGAGAGGCACGTCGTGGACCTCCTTGCCGGCAAACTCAAGCACGTCGAAAATGTAGTAACTGTCTTCCAACTTGACGACATCCACCTTGTACTCGTGGTCGGTGACTTTCTGGAAGTTCTCTTTGTCCTCGTCGGACAGCGAGAACGTCGACGTGATGTCGTCGTCATCGTCCTTCTCAACAAAGCCTCGCTCGCCTTCCGGCATGTGCGAGACAATCCAGTCACCCGTGAAACCGCGCAGATGCTCCAAGTCCTCCAACTTGAAGATGCGGTGCATTGGCTGAAGCAAGGGGACCTTCGGACCCAACTCTTTGCGAAGAATGTCCGGGTTGGTCAGGTCGGCCAGTCCCAACTCAGACTTCACGACGTTCGTGCTCCCCTGATGACGCGTGAGCCCAGTTGACGTTGGCTTCGTATGAGCAGCCTGTCGTTCAAGCGTGTTGAGTGCTGCACGGGCACCAGCATGGTCAGGATGCTTCAGCATGTGCATCCATGCGGCAGGGGCGACGGCATTCCAAATGGTTTCCGTGGGCTGGACAAGGCGCATGGGGATGCCCTGCGCACTCGGCATAATGCTGACCTCACCGTCGAATCCGATGCGGAAATTGAAGTTCGGATGGAACAGGTCGCCGTATTCGTGCGCCAAGCCCGAAGAGTTGTACAGGCTGTGGACCGAGTGCCCGTGCGGACCCACCGCATCGACCGGCACGGGTGCCCTACCGCGCTTCGTTTCCGTGACCGACGAAGCCGCCTCGACTTCGGGCAGGAAGGTGACGAGGCTGTCGAGATGCTGCTTGGTGTTCCAATACTTGCGCTCACGCTGGTTGCCGCCGCCAGCAGGTTTCTTGGTCAGAGGTTCGGATTCACTACGCCGTGAGTCCGCGTTATACGCCTGTGTGAACTGCATGCCCAACTGCTGATTGCGCTCGTCTGCCTGATAGCCGATGGTGCGGTGAACGCGACCGACGTCCAGTTGCACGTCCATGGCAGCACGCTGCTTCCTCATCTTCTCGGCCTCGGCAGCGATGTCGCGGTCAGGATGCAGTTTCTCCATCAACTGGCGCACGGACATCACAGGTGCAGGCGGCAGGCCTGCAATCGCTCTTGGAAGAGCAGTCTCTGCAAGGTAGTCGATTGCGACCTGTTGACTGTGTCGAGAGTTGGGGTCTAAGCCAAGTCGCTCAAGCAATGGCTGTGCGTGATGCTTCATTTCTGAAACGCGGGCTTCTTCTCCACGCGTGAGAAGAGGAGTGATAACGCCAGTCAAGTAATCGAAAGCCGTCTGACGGTGAATTGGATTTTTGGGGTCAATGCCGAGTTGTGCACACATATCGTCGACCAGTGACTTTTCGCTTCGGTCTCCCGGCAACTGGTACGGCTTACTTTCAGGGTGCTCTGCAATTTCAGAAGAGGTGAACTCGAACGGCTCTCCATGCTCATGCCCAAGGCTCTTGATTTCATGACCGAGGTCAGCGTGCCGCTTCTGTCCCACCTCATGCTCGGTCGTGCCCATGGTGTGGATGCCGTGCGTTCCATGAGGAGCAGCGTGAAGGAACTCGTTGCCCATGCGAGCCAGCATGCGCATGTTGGCCTCGACCGTTTCGTGAGGCAAGTTGGGGTTGAGGATATGGTCCCGCGTTTCGGGGTCCATGCGGTCGACGATGTGTCGCACGGCTTGACCGATGGCGTGGTCGTCAGCACGGAGCCGGTCGGCAAGAGTGTTGCGCTTCAAGCCTACCTTCTTCGTCGAGTCGCCCAGTGCCCCAGACATACGAGAGCCACCTTCAGACAGACCTGTTTCGAGGCGAGCCAACTCTTCGTTGAGTTCAGACATCTGGTCGCGGTAAGTCTGAAGTTGACTTCGCGTCGCACCTTCGCGCTGAGCCTGAGCCATCTCATTCTGCAGCGCTCCGACACGCTCAGCGAGCATGAAGTAACGCTCATGCTCTTCGGTCGCAGGCTGAGTCTCGCTGATGCGTGGCTCCAACTCGCCAGAGGGGGCGGAGCCCGCAGGGAAGTTGACGCCGTAGTTGACCATCACGCTGGCATCAGGGTCATCGTCCAGAGGTGCCTCGCCAAAGCGGTACATGCGGCGCTCGTGAGTCGAGTGCAATCGTTCTTTGCGACGAGCGTATTCTTCTTCCAACTCTTGCTGACGACCTTCAGGAGCGACGCGCATGCGCTGCTCGAACTCAGCGTCCAGTGCCGCCAGTTCGCGCTCAAGGTCTGCGGCGGCAGGTGGCTCATCCCGATGCTGCAACTCCTCCATCTGCGCGTCGTGGTCCGCCAGACTGGACGTAAGGCGACCGCGGTCATCGGTCAAATGGAAGACGTGCTGCTGCGGGTCCATGGGAGCACGAGCAAAACCCATCATGGTCGCAATGGCGTGATGATGCTGGCTGTGATGCTTGTCGAACGTCTCCTCGTTGTAGGCACCGCCTGCAACACCGAAGGGGTTCTGCCCAGTCAAATGTTCTGACTCTTGCCCAGTCCTTCGATTATGAGCCAGCGTTGCCGCCCGACCGTCGCCAGATTCGCGGGCATCATGGTATTCACGCGCCAGCGTGTTGTGGTATGCACCGTCAACCGTGGTCGCGTGGCGGTTATAGTGCGCGTTTTGGCCACCTGAGCCCTTGATGCGCGACGACACGGACACGTTGTGCGGGTTCATGGTCGAGCCCGCGTCAGTCACGTCGCCCACGTTTTGGACGTTGACGACCTTCTTACCCTGCATCATGCGGAACAGTTGCGCCTCGCGCTGGCCAAACGGCCCAATGAAGGGAACCATCGAGGCCCCTTCATCTTCATGTCGTGCCATGATGCCGGTGCCTGTGCGAGAAAACATCAGGCTGTCTTCCTGCTTTCCGCGAAGCCCAGCGACGCCAGTCCGCGCTTCGACAGGGTTGAACTGCGTCGTGGTCTGAGGGGCAGCCTCTTCACCATAGAACTCAGCCAGCATCCTCGCTTCTTCGTCCGCCTCCCCTTCGACCTCTTCCGGCTCAAACAACTTCGTGTGATGGTGGAGCAGGTTGAACAGTTCGTTGGGGCGCTTACCCATACCGCCACGCATCCACGGCTTCTTCCAGAACGTGGCCAACGTCGTGTGGTCACCGTTCGCATAGCCGTAGTGTTCCGGGTCAACGTGCGTACCGAAATGGAAGATGCCATGGTTGGACGCCATGCGGGACGCCGAAGAAACCTGCTTGGCTGACTCGTCACGGCGACGGAAAATCTCGTCAATCTCGTCTTGTGTGAACACCTTGTCGGGTCGACTGTGGAACATACCGCTGTCCAGTCCCAAGTAATGAGGTGCGCCAGCCGGCAAAAGTTTCCGAGTTTCTGGGTCCACACCCAGCATCGCGGCCATCACCAAGTAGGAAGGTGCGGTGCCCGAATCAACGCTACCGTCAGCCTTCTCTTGGTTGAACAGCGGGCGATGAGTGACGCTAACGGTGCCGTCGGTGTGCTTGGTGATGTGAGGTGTTTCGCTGGCAGTGAGCAAGTCTTGAGGTCGAAGTTGATAGCCGTTCAACTGAGCGTGCTCCTGCAGACGCAGGTTGTACTCTTTGACGGCGCGCTCCCAAGCACTACCTTCCTTCCCTGCTTTTCCGTGCTCCATCATGGCGCTGAGGCCGTGCACCTTCTCGACGTACTCAGCCTTCTCAGGTAGGCGGATAGGTCGATTCATCACAGGCTCAGTTGGCATACCGACCGGGCGCACCCAGTGGTCGTAAAGGCCAGAAAAGCGTTGGTGGAAGTTGCGAACAAAGCGAGGTATCAGATTGGCCCCGTTGGCTATACCGGGCACCCTGAACGGCTGATTTGGGTCAGCAGCACCGTGTTCGCGCAAGTGCTCGTAGAAATCGTGCCGCTGCTCAGGCGTCAGCCACTCAAGTCCCATGAGGTAATCCATCAGACCAAAGTCCTGTGACCACTCAGCCTTGCGCTGGTTCATGTGAGCGTCACGCTTTGCTTGCTCACCCTGCTGCACCGTGAGTTCGCCACGACCGACAGCATCGTCAATTCGACTGGACGCTTCTTGCCCTTGCCCTCTCGACCACTTCAGGTAATTCTCTTCGTAGAGAGCATGGTTGGTTGCGTACTCAGTGTCCAGTTCACCGTAGTGGTGAGCGTTGAGCATAAAGCGGTGGTCACCTTCACGGGCATGCGTTTCCCAATCGGCCTCACGCGCACTGTCGTGTTCGCTCTGACCACTGTTGTAGAAGTCAGCGACGTGCTCGTGGTAACGGTCGTGCAGTGGGTTGAACTGTGCAGAGCCCAGAGGGTCGTGCGTTCGGTAGGGGTCCTCGGCGTTGCCGTCGACCATCTCAAACTTACGACCAGTAAGCGATTGACCGGGCTCAGGAGGAACAACGCGCATCTCGTCATAAGACGGATTGTCGGCCAAGCCCATGCCGGCACCGTGACTCAGCGCATAGCCGACTTGCGACTGCGCAAGACCAGCGCTCACCATAGGACCTGCTTCGGCCTCAGCCTCCAGACTCACCGCGCCCTGTGTGCCGGTGGCCTGCGACTCATCCTCCTTGCGGATGACGGCGTGGAACATCTTGACGAGTGCATCATCGCCAGCGTCGAGGAGGTAGCCGTGGCGCTCTGCGTTCACGACTGCGAGGAAGAAGTCTGCGCCGGCATCGGCCTTCCCAATGCCGTCGAGCAGTGAAGCGGTGAAGGTCTGCCTTGCCCTGTCGAGGGAATCGAGGGGACCGTCTCGCATCCGTCATCACCAGCCGCTCAGTTCAGACGGCTGGACAAACGGTCCACAGACTTCTTCACGTCGGTCATGGCTGGACCGTCACCGCCTTTGAAGTTCTCAAGAGCACCTGTCGTGCTGAATGCAGTTGGGTAGTAAGGCGACGTTCTGGTCAAAACGTCGCTGTTCTCGGAGATGGCGCCCTTGTTGGCCACATCTTCAACATCAGGAATGACGTTGTTCGTGTTGTAGAACGTGTTGGGAATACCAGCAGGCTGAATCTCAAATCGGTGGTGGCCCACTGTAGAGCCTTCTTCTTGCGAAGAATAGTCGGGCATGCTCCCTTCCTTCTTGGCGATACGGTCTTCCAGAGCCTTGGCCGCTTTGAGCAGTTCAGTGGCTTTGTCGCTTCCGGCTTCGTATCGTGGACGCATGTTTCTCACTCCATTCCCATTGGTTGACCGATGGCCCCAGACTCCTTGGCTTGCTCAGCGAGAGCATGGATGTCTGACCAGTCCATCTTGTGGAAGTCAGCGTTGGTGGTCGGAACGTCAATGTCCGAACCGTCTTGGCCCTTGAGAATAAAGTCGTCAACCTCTCCTCGGAAACCATCTTGAAGCACATCTTCAGGGCGCTGCGTCGCTGCCGACACAAAGCCAGCCTTGCGAAGCATCGAAGACGGATTGCGCATCATGCGCTTGAGTTCTTCGTTCTCAGCCTTGAGAACCTGCATGTTGTTGTCCATGCTTTCCATCTTGCTGATGAGAGCGCCCATAAGACGCTCGGCGCTGTTTCCCTCTCCCTCACTCATGTTCTCACCTCAGATGGTGCGGCGAGACAAGCGTCGATTGACCATGCCCACGCGGTTGGTACGAACGGTGCCGGGGAGAATGTTCTCAGTCGGCGCGTGCACGTTGTGCACCTCGCTGGTCATCTTGCGGACGGGAACGCCGCCTGCGTAAATGTCGTTGACGCCAATGCGACGACCGCTGGCTTTCACGATGGAACTGTCGATGTCCTTTCCAAGGTAGTCGGCGAACTTGAGCACTTCGCTGATGTGGTCACGTGCCGACATGGTGTCCTGTTCTTCAAGTGCCTTGTAGAAAGCGTCAACGTGAGTGCGCATTTTGCGCGCCATTGGGTCCAACTTCTTCAGGTCCATGCGAATCCCCACCACCGCTGTCGGCTTAAATGCTCCTGCGTCAGGCCCCCCGAGGGCGGCGAGCATCAAGGATGCTTTGACCGGCCTGTTCGACGCCTCCCATAGGAGCGCCTCGTTGCTGAACGCTGGAGAAAGGAGCGCCTGCACCCATGCTGGTGCGGTTCTGTGGACTGGCGGGACCACGGTTCCTCATACCGAAGCCCTCGCCGCCGGGATTGGCCATGCCGGGAACCCGTGCCTGACGCCCCATTTGGGCGGCGAGTTGCGGCGGGATGTTTCGGCTGGGCAAGGCTCCGGGCGTACCCATGCCCCCGCCCATCTGCATGCCGCCCATGGGCTGACCTTGAGGCGGAGGCTGAGCGCCCGGCTCAGGTTGCTTGTAGATGAAGCGAATGTCGCGGCTGGCATCTTCGACGAGCGTAGGCTGGTAGCCCATCATCATCATACGCTGTGCGATGTTGACTTCCATCTCATCACGGCGAAGGCGAGTAACCTCGTCTTCTTCTTCGTTGGGATAGAGGGTCAACTTCCAGTCGCTGACGTCCATTTGCTCGACCATGCGCGGGAACAGATGTTCGGTGTAGACCTTGTGACCGAACTCGACTGCGCGATTGGTGACCAGAATCTGCATACCTTCGTTGTTCAGACCGCCAGACTTTCCGGTGTCCATCATGAACACGTTGGACACGCCGTAGAATGCAGCAATGCGCTGACGCATCTCATCACGTGCAGGGATGTATTGCATCTCCTCCAACGAATCCATCAACTTGACCCAGTTCACACCACCCTTTCCGTTGCCTTCTGTCGCAATCTTGGGGATGTAGTGCGGGTCACGCTCCAACTTCTCATCTGTCGCCTTCCAAAACGACTTCATGGATTCGAGGTTCTCAGTGGTGATGCTCAGGATGCCGCGAGGGATGCGGCGCTTCGAGTAAGCCGTGTACATGTAATTGTCCATGGCGGTCAGCGTCATGGCCTGTCGCCAGAGCGTCGAGACGGGACTGCGCCCGTAGAGTTTCGACGGCTGGTATTTGCTGACGTGAATGACTTCGCCTTTGAGGTAATACTGCGTCTTGCCGCTTCCAGCCGTGTTGACGTGATGCACGTCTTCCATCTCAGTGCCGCACGTCGGACAGAACTTGTCGTCCTCCGAGTAAGCCTTGACCTCGGTGCGGTGAACGGGGCAAACGCGGAACCGCCCACCACGAACGCCGCGCTTGTCGGCAATGATGCGCATGAAGATAGGGTCGCCGCGCACGACTTCCTTGATGCGGTAGAAGGCCATTTCCTTCGTCTCGGGGTCGATGAAGTATTCTTTGATGAGGACGAGGAAGGCGTCGTCGGTGATGTTGAGGTCGTACTCAATCTCGCGCAGCACATCCATGAACGTCTGCTCCATGGAATTGCGCTGGTCAAGCAGCCACCTCGGGTAGACCAGTTGGTCAGGCTCAGGGTCGCGCACTTCTCCACCACATTCAGTGCACATTTCGACATCATGCTGATGCTCTTTGTCGCACTCCACACACTTCTTGTGGAACTTCTTCTCCCAGCGATAACCACGACGGAAGATTTCCTGCTGAAGCGTACTAAGCACCGTGCGAAGAATGAGATTCTCGTTGGCCACAGCATAGAGTGCGGGGATGGTGATACCTTGCACAAGGACAGGCTCTTGGATGCCCGTGGTCCACAGAGGCATCTGGGGTTCAGGCGTCGTCCTACGACGGAAAGGTGCGCTCACAGATTCGAGCAAACGGCCGACGCGACTTTTCTCTGCCATCACAGACCCTCCGCCCAACTCATGACCGTATCACGGTCGACTCCCCATTCTCGCAACGAGTCCTCACCTTTGGCAGTTCCGTCTCTGTTCGAGAACTGCACAAAGCGCTTCAACTGCGTTTTTCGCACGGGGTCCTTCTCACCAATGTAAGCCATCACAGCCTTTGCCTGCATGTCTTTCATGCGCAAGTGAGGGGTGATGCCGTCCAACAACTTCGCAAGGTCGTCCTTCGCGTAGAAACTGACGCGATGCTGACTCCGCTGAGTGTCCGAGTAGACCTTCTGGTCCAATTGCAGGATGCCGGCTCCAATGTTCTTGTGCAACTGTTCGCAGTGCATGCGCCCTCGGTCGCCCGTAGCGATGAAGCCGGCACGCGGTTCGCCGCGCTCAGTGATGGTGATGTAGCCGTCAGCGTCAAGGAAGCCCGCGGCGTAGGCCCATGGGTCCTTGAGAATCAGACCGTCACGGGTCATGGAAATGAACTCGCCTCGACGATGGCCCTTGACGATGTTGACCTCCTCACCATACATGTTGAGCAACTTGGACAAACGACCAGCCGTGATGCGACTGACGCCTTTCTCGACGAGGTTGCTGGTGATGGCCCGAGCCGTCATGGCCCCCTTCTCGTCAATCTCAGCCTTGGCCATGTGCATCCACTTCTGCTGCTCCTTGGTCAGAGAGTCAAATTGGTGCAGCGCAGTGCGCCACATCTTGCGAGCATCTTGCTTCTGCTGCATGGCTCCAACCCACGCCTGTCGCTCCTCTTCACCCCAGACGTCAGCGAACTCATCCAACTTCTCCAGCGCATCCTCGGCCGCCTCCCAGACGTTGCAGGCTCGAACGAGACTGGACTTGCGGGTGTTGCCGAACAAGCGCAACGAGCGCAGGTCCTTGTTGGACAGCCCCATCTTGCGCATGGTGTCTGCGTGCGGTACGGCCCAATCGAAGAGGTGTAGCGTAGCCTCGACTTCTGTTCCCTTGAGTGTACGAATACCCTGAATCAGCGCATCAATTTCGTCTCTGTCGTCTTTCATCACCCGACGCGCCTTACGCAAATCTCGAATGATGGACGATGCACTCTTACCGAGGCGGTCCTCGAACCAGCCTTCGCCAGTCGGTGAAAAGGGGGCATACTGTGGTGTAGGTGCAGGCTCTCCCGTGACGATGACGGTCTCCGAAGCAATGGCTTTGGCAATGTCGCCGTCGACCAGAGGGTGTGCGGTCAGGCTGGATGCGATGGTCGACAGAAGGTCGTGACCCATGTCGATGTGTTGGGTTGGACCCCCTACGCTCAGACTCGGCCACATGATACTCCCTCAGTTTGGTGCACTATAATCATACCGTGAACCACGCGCCAGCGACCCTGCGAGAGGGCACGTCACCGAACCAGTCGTCAACTCCGTCGAGGTAATCGTCGAGCATTACGATGCTGCCCTTGAACTCCTTGGTCGCCCAATTGGCCAGTGCGAGGCTGACGGCCAAGTCGTCGTGCGAACCCACGGACTCCATGCGCCCGTTCTTCTGCATACCGAACCGACTCAGTTCTGTCTCAAGCGTGCGCGTGAACTCCTTGCTCCGCTCATCGCCCCACGGGGTCTTGATGTGGCCCTGCTCAAACGCCATGAGCAGCGACATGAACATGCTCTCCTTCTTCTGGCGCGTCGTCATGAACGTCTTGACGGGGATGTCTTCGCGCATGTCGCGCAACTCTGCCTCGAACATGCGCTGGAAGTTGTTGCCTTCCAACTCGATGAGGTCGGGTTGGAAGCGGTTGTTGAGCATGATGATGTGACGCTTCTGCGCCGTGCTGTTCAGCCCCTTCTGATGGACGACGTGCACGATTTCCTTTCGCTCGCTGCCCGGAGGCATGCGCATGACGGTCATGGCCGTGTAGTCGGCGTTCGAGTCGCTGGCGATGGCGGGGTCCCAGCCGATGAAGTGCTGACCAAACAGGCCACTGGCTTCGCCTTCCTCGTCGTACTCGTTCTCGGCTCTGTCCATCAGGAACAATTCTGAGTCGCGCGCCTTCTCCAGCAGCGTCATCGGGAACATGCTCGACATGTCGTGAATCGGCTCGCAGAGGTATTCACGTGCGAACTTGATGGCGGGCATGGACTCCTCACGCTGCTTGAGGGCGTCAAGCGGCCATCGGTTTGGCCAGAGCGGTTCGCCGTTGGGCAGAATCGCCGGATAGGTCTCGACGGTGAACGTGTCCTTGTCCTCCAACTCAGCATACAGGTCGTTGTACGAGAAAGGTGTGCCGACCATCATCAGTCGACCCGTGTGGTGCAACACAGGAAGCAGAACGGTGTAGAACCAGTCAGCCGCACGCTGCAGTTCAGAACTGGTCGTGCCCCACAGAATGTCGTCGCAGACGACCACGTCGGGGTGGAAACCACGGGTTGCACCGCCCACGGACTTGGCCATGATACGGCTGCCGTTGGTGAACTCGAAGTAGGACTTAGCCCACGGCTTGCCCGCAGGCTTCAGACCCTTGAGGATGTCCGAGGACTCAATGTTGTTGCGAATGAACCGCATGTGTTCCAGCGTCTGCTCCAGCGAGTGGGAGAAAATCATGACGTGCGTGTTGGGCTTGAACGCCGCCAACCAGAGTGCGTAGGACATGAAAAACACGGACTTGCCGTGGTCACGGCTCGCTTTCACGCAGTAGTAGCGGTGTTCGTTCAAGCCCTTGAGCCAGTCTTCGTGATGAGCGGACAACTCGAACTCCAGAATGTCCGTGAAGAAGTACGCGAAGGACTTCTTGGACATCTGCGTGTCCATGTCGTGAATGAGGTTGTTGACGTCAGCCACATCAATTCACCCCTACGAGTCTCCTCTGAGGATTCTGCTGCGCCTGCGCTGCACGAAACTCCTCCTCCTCTTTTCGACGCTGCTCGCTCTGGCTCATCCCACTGAATGCGCGCGTCTGCAAGTCACTGATACCTTGCTCTGAACCACCCTCTTCCTCCATTGGTCGAGAAGGCTTCACAGCAACATCACCGGGCTCGTTTTCAGTTACCATGTTGAATCCATCCCTATCCGTCACACCTTGTCCTGCACGGTCGGCTGTTTCGTTGTTACTGGCCACGCTACCGGCAGGAGGAGGGAGTTGGGGTAGTTGAGCATCGACTTCCTCTCCCCTTGCATTGGTAGGCGTGAAATCTGCTACACCTACATTCCCGCTTCCCCTTGCGGCCATTGCTGCAGCGGTTCGATGCTCCAAGTCGTCAATGCTCATTCCCCCCACCATATTACCGAAGTTGCGAGCCACTTGCGCGTAACGCGCATCTTCTGCGCCGAACTCATCACCACGAGCCGCTGCACGCGCTTGTCTGAAACGTGCTCCTTCACGACGCATTTGCGCTGCATCTTCTACGTTCTGTTGAGCCTGCTGACGGACTCCAACATTCGCTTCATTCGCACGTCGAAGAGCCTCTTGTCGTTCAAACGCACGGCGGCGATTGTACGCACCCGGATTCATCGCACCCGCTGCAAATCGACGTGCCATACTTGAGCCATCACCTTCGAGCATAGCGAGGCTACCGAGGTTACGCCCTTCCTGATACGGCTGCTCAAGTTCAGCCGCTCTCTCAGCAGCACTGTCCAAACGACGCTGTTCACGAAGGTCAGCACGGGCTTGTCCAGTGCGCGTCGTAAGTGCCCGACCAACACCACGACCGAGTGCAGAGCCCTGAGCGCCGCCCGAAATGGCGCTTTGAACCAGTCCACCAAGACTACGGTGCTGACCGGTGAGGGCGCCCGCTGCACCAGCGAGCATGCCAACTGCACCGAGCGCACGCTGTCCGCGGGTGACGCCGACGGCACGTCGGCCACGCCCTCCGCCACCAGTGACCAGAATCGGTGCACCTGTAACGGGGTATTGCACACCCACTGCTTTGCGAACAGCGACCTTGTCCATCACCACTCACCTCGCAGGAAGCCGTCGAAGTAGCCCATCTTCTTCCTCAACAGGTCGAGGTCGGAGGCCACATCATTTGAGCGTTGCACCAGCGAGCCGGTGCCGATGTCGAAGAAGGTCTGCTCACGCGGGGTGCCGCGGAACTGCTGGTATTGTTCCTCCAAAGCAGTGGCGGGACGCATCGGATAGGGTGCGATTTGAGGAGCAGGGGCCACGCGGGGTTGAGGCACGGGTGCAGCAGGTGGGAGAGCCGGAGCCGTGGGAAGTTGAGGCGGTGCTGGTGCACTCCTTCCCTGCAAGAAATCATCACGGAGTTCGGATAGAGGGCGCCTGACGCCCACTCCATCTCGGGGCGGCTGCTCGGGAAGCGGCCGCGAAGGCTCCTTTCGACCGATGGGCTCCACCTCGTTTGGAAAGTGCATGCGAGGAGACCAGTGGTCAGGTGATTCTGAGTGGTCGAACACAATGCGTCCGTGCGACTGGATGCCCTGCGTTGGAATGCTGCCCAGTGAAAACGATTCGTGGCCCGTGCGACCAAGCATGGCGTCAATGACGGACTCCGCTTTCTCGCGGAAACCGTCGTGGTCTTCATGTGGACCAAAGCGTGTTCCCGCAGAAATGTCGGCTTCGCGCACGCGTCGCACGACTTCGACTTTGGCCTCGTCTTCGGACATACCTTGGTCCATCAACTTCGCAGCCACGTGGCTCATGTGTGCCGCAATGTCTGCCGCATGCTTGTTCGCTTTACGACCAAAGTCGCTGCTCGCGTCTTGCACAGCCGCCCCAGCGTGTTCAGCGTGAATGCCGAACGACTCCTCGTTGTGGTCAGAACCAATGTGCTGCAGCAACTGCTGCGTCAACTTCTTCGTCGCACCGTCGCCACTGGGCACGCCAACACGGTGACCCCCACTTTGGAACAACATGCGCATGGCGCGAGTGCTGGCCAGCCTCTGCAACTCTTCGTCACTCATGTCGTCAGCAACGCCCATGCCACGAATGCTACTGGCAATGCGCTCTGGCAACGTCGTACCATCCTTACTCTTGCGACCGCCAACCCGAGCCGTAGTGGGGTGAAAGTAAGCATCAGGGAGCAACTTGGCCATCTGATGCGCATGCACCTCTGGATGCGAACGCTGGTCTGCGCGGGCCTGCCGCAACTCATCGCTCAAATACATGTCGGGAAGCGTTCCGGTGCTCAGGTAGGTTCGGAAGTCTCGCGGCTTGACGCTGCTCACCAAACCGCCAGACAGTGTGCCGGGTAAGAGTGCACTGTGCTGTGCCCAAAGTTCAGAGTTGACGACTTCCGGGCGCTGCCCATCCGCAATGAGGCGGTCGGCCAACTGCTTGCCAATGTAGACCAGTCCGCCGTCAATCCAGTTCCCTGTCTGACCGCCGGCCACGTTTCCCTGATTCATCGAATACGTGAGGAGATGGCGCTTGCCGGTCGACTCGTCAATGCGTTGAGAACGAGACTGTCGGGCATGCTCAGGCAACTCCTTCTTATGATGCGGCCCAACGTGCACTTTGCGCCACTGCGGACTTTCGGCCGGAGGCAGGTAGTGGTTGCTCTGGTCTTTTCCATGCACGTCATCGTGTATGGCGTTGTAGTCGTCAATGGCACCGTTTGCCAGTTCAAGGGCCCGTTTAGGGTCATAACCGAAGATGTCCTGCAATCGACCCAGCATGTAATCCATGGGGTGCATACCGCCGGGAAGCAACTCACCGGTCTCAGGATGGTGGTTCCATGGAGGGTGGTCAGCGCCCTCTGGGTCAGGATTGATGGCACTTTGTGGTGCCCAAGGTGGGTGAGGGACCGGTTGGCCGTTTGGTCCCCGAAGGTAAAGCAGACCGGCACTCTTCAGAAGCGGGGTGCCCCGCATCACGTCGAGAAAGTGGTTGGTGCCAAAGAAGGGAACCTGCTTGCGAAGGTACGACGTCGCGGGCAGGTGCACCTTGAACATCAGCCAACCCTCCCGCTTCCGCGGGCGACGAACATCGTGGACGGCGCACCCCAGTTCTTGGGGTCATCTTCCAGATTCTCGGTCCCACCCTCAGGTTTGGTCGTGCTGTCTTGCCCTTCGCGGTGACCCGCTTCGCGGTTGTTCCCCGGACCTCCAGACACCGCCGCCTTCAGGCGGCGCTCTTGTCGCTCAGCCGTCTCCTTCAGTTGACGAAGGAGGCGGCGGAGTTGGGAAAGGTGCAGGTAGTCCCGCATCTTCTGCAGGTCCTCGATGTCCTCTTTGATGAGGTCAACAGACTTTCCAAAAGACTGGCCCATCTCTCGGGGCAACTTGGGCTCCGTTAGTTTCAGACCCTTGCCCGATGCTACCTTGGGCGTCTTGGGCTGATACGACGTCTCTGGACCAAGGCCGTGGCCGGCAGGAATCTGAGGGACGTTGCCCATCAACTTCCTACGTGATTGCGTGGCCATCTGGTGGCCGTACTTCTGCGGGAACATGCGAAGCGGCTGCTTGGTGTCGATGCCAAGGTGCGTGCGGTGGACGCTGAGCGGAGCCTCGTCAAGCCCACGCTTCTTGTGACCGCCCATCGCACGTGACTGCTGCTTGGCTCGACGGCTGGTGGCCGTCTCGATGCGAGCACCACCGGGCTGCACCTCGAACTGAGGTTGTTGCCAACTCTTTGAGCGGGCCTTGCCCGCGTCGTCGAGTCGGGACTTCATCAGCGAACTCCAAGCGTGCTCCATCGGCTCACCCGTAGCGAGCATACCGCCGGGGGCAGGCATGGTGCCGGTCGCGTTGCCGATGCTGAGGTTGCCCATGTCGGGCATACCCGTCATGGCGCCAAACTGCTGCCCTTCGTTGAACTGGTCGTCCATCATCGGAGGCTCTTCTTCCTCTTCAGGCATCATCGGGGGCATCTGCGGTTCGGGCTTGGGGATGGACAGTTGAAGGTGAGGGAGGTCGTCAGCCGACGTGGACTGTTCCTTGTCCTTCATTTTCTGGTCGCGGACCTGCTCCATGACCTCAGGGTCACCAATGCCGTGGTCGTAACCACCGTCATCTTTGGAGTAACCAAGGTTGGACTCGCTACGCGGACTGTACATCCGCGTGTCGGAACCCGTCGTCATTGGCATCCCATCTCACCTCACAGCAAATCGAGGATGTCCTCGTCGACGTCTCCGCCCCCACTGGCCAGCAAACTGGCCTTCACGCGCTTCCACACGTCAGGACTCTCCTTACCGAGTTCCACCTTCAGCACATTGATGGTATTATTGGCGACATTCGTCGTCGGCTCAGCCCATTTCTCCTGATACATGCTCAGGTCCTTCAGCGTCTCGCGGACCTCTTTGTGCAGGCGCACCATGTCGCCAATGACGCCATCGTCATGGACACTGCTCTCCTGCATGAACTGAGCCAACTTACCGTTGAGGTTCTGGACGTTTTCACGCAGGATGTCGATTTCCTGACCCGCGCTGATGGCCACGATGGCCGCGGAACTTTGCTTGACGAGCGGCTGGAAATGCTGCTTCATGTGGCGGTAGACCGCTTCTTCACTGCACTCCAGTTCAGCCGCGATGTCCTCAGTGGTCCGCTCGCCCTCGAAGTATGCGACCTCCAGCATGCGTCGGTCATCGTCCGTGCACACGGCGCACGAATGGTTTGCCCCCACGTGATAGTCGCCCACGTGGTTGCGCATATGCCGCTCGGCTGTGTTGGCTCGCCAACCCATGTCCTTGTCCATCACGCGAACGTCTGCAACACCGTCAATGATGTTCTGTTCCAGCGTTTCACGGTCACCGTGCTGGCAAAAAGGGCAGGACCGCTTGTTCTGTCGCCCAGCCCCCATGCGTTACGCCACGACCTTGGCCATCATAACGGTTTTCAAGGCGGGGACCTTCCCTCCGACGATGCGTCTACCCCGCGCTCAACCCCGAATCCGAGGTGTTCCGGTGTCCATCGAGACCGCGAGAAGCCTCAGCAAGGCTGCACGAGACGTGGTCTTGCGACGACGTGTGCCCGAGATGGTGCAGACGCAGCGTCTTGAAACGTGCCGTGCGTGCCCCAGTTGGGACGCCGTCTACAGCCGTTGCACAGAATGCGGTTGCCAGATGCGCGTCAAGGCTGCGCTGTCGTCAAGCGAATGTCCACTCAAAAAGTGGGGGCCTCATATCTCGGAAATCCGAGAGTAGATACCGCCGAGCATGAAGAACGCACCGAAAAGACCGGCCACCAAGTAAGCCATGGTGTCGCTGTTGAGTTGTGCTGAGGCCAGCAAAAGGATGGCGCCGAGTGCGACAATGATGGAAAGCAACTGTACCATCACCATGTCGATGATGACGCTCTTCACGGGAGCGAAAATCTCCATGGTCGTCGACGCGAAGCCATACATGGAATCCTGAATCATCACCTCATCCCCATCATTTTGCCCATGAAGGTGCCTGCAGCACCACCAGCCTTGTCCATGAATCCGTCATTGGCCAATGCAGCGCTCAGAGCGCCACCCATCATGCTCTGCTGAGCAAAGGCTGCAATCTGCTGCTGCTGCATCTCAGCCTGCTGAATGTTTTGCTGACTGGTCATCTTCAACGAGTTGAACTGACTGGTGACGTTTTCTGCGCTCATGGTCTGCAAATTGGATGGAAGGCTCGTGATGTCCATTTTCATGGAGCCCTCGTCTTCATCAATCGTGAACACAGCGTTCTTGAGGATTTCAAGAACCGAAAACGACACGAGGTCATTGAGCATCTGGAGCAGGGTTGCCATACTGGCACCTGCAATGAAGCGGTCGATGGGGGCGAGGGTGCGCATCAGCGCCATCTGAATCTCCATTTCGCTTGGAGGAGCCATGGGCTGTTGCATCATTCCCGGCTGCATGCCCATACCGCTGGTCATACCGCCCATAAACGCGTTCTGCTGCGCCTGCTGCATCATACCGCCTTGGGGTGCAAATGGGTTTCCGAAGGACTGTGAGCCTGCCCCAGACTGAGGCATGCCACCACTGGCACCCAAATTGAGTGCGCCAGAGTTCTGCTGATTACCAAACATTTCATCGCCTCCCTTACTGCGTGAACAGCCCCGGCTCACTTTGAGGCAGTTCGGCCTGACCCATAGAGGCTTCGACGACAGGGTTCCCCTGCACTACGCTGGGATTAGGATGCTGCATGATGCCCAGATTCGTGATGGCGTCGGACAACTGTGGCCTTGTTGCCAGCACTTCTTTTTGGAACAAGCGAAGGTCAAACACAATCATGGTCACGTCATTGATGCCCGTTTCTGGATTTTGGTAGTGAAGAAGGTTGATGCCCGGTTGCACCTTGGAATCCTTCTCCAGTTCCATGAAGAACGGCTCGTACTTCTTGAGAAACTCAGGCGTGTTGTCCTTTTTCTTGACTACGGCGATTGGTACGGCCACGGTCGAAACACCTTTCTTGACCATTTCACGCATACCTGTCTTGGTCTTGTTGTGGTCCTTGTCGTTCTCAGCCTCCCACTTGCACAGCAGATGGTAGAGATGCAAGTGCTCAGGGCAGTACGTACCTTTCATTTTCTGCCCGTTGGTGACTTTTTCTCGGGCCACAAAGGGCTCAGGCGTTTGCGTGACGGGGTTGCGCCAGTAGAGTTCCCACAGGCTCTTGCTTGTTTCCTCATCCGTAATTTTGGCATACAAGTTGTCGTACTGAATGAGTTCTTCGCAGTTGCAGCCATCGACCACGCAGAGGTTGCTCTGTCGATTGTACCGATACTTGAGGCCGCCCAGCCACCGTAGGGGATTGTACCACGGACGCTTGGTCGGTTTGAGCAACTTCCGTGCTTGACGAATGTCTTGCTTGCGAGCCTTGCGAGGGTCAGGATGTCGGCTGGGGTAGAAGTTGACCTTTGGCACCTCGATGTTCTGCTTGCCCGCCATCTGACGCATACCCTGCTGAGCGGCCTGCATTTCCAGCAACTGTTCATGACTCGCATTCCCCTGTTGACTCAGCGCCACCAAGTGCGCTTGACTCATCGTCGCAAGCCCTGCATCGTTCTGCGGCACTTGCCCATAACCCCCAAATCGCCTTCCAATCATTTCATTCACCTTTACGTCGTCAGGAGTTCCAACATTGAGTTTTCCACGTTCCAACCAATGCGCGTCGCCATCATTCCCCTCTTCGTAGGAATCCCCGCCTTCTGAAGGCGGACGAGGTCTTCGCGGAATGGGTCATACATCTTGTGCTCCCCAAGCCGCTGTTGCTGCCATAGAACGTTCGCTTGGTCGTCCCACCATTGGTCGGCTTTGTTCGCCACGAGCATAATGACTTTCGGAACATACTTCTTCCCCTTGAGCCGCGCACGGATGTTTCTGTAGCGGTATTGACGGTGAAGCACAGCATCAACGAGGTATTTGAATCCGCCAACGGCTTGCACCGCGGGGTCACCACCTTTCGCGCTGCGATGGTCAAAGAGAAACACAACTGATTCGACTTGACGGTTGACCATGTCGTCAATCCAAAGATTCCAGAACCGCTCTTCGCCTCCGATGTCGCTTGAGTACACGACACGCGTGTCGCCCTTGTATGCAACTCGCTTTCTGGTCGGAGAAGGGAGCAGAAAACGATTGATACCGGGCACCTTGAAGTGCTTGGTGCGCTCTTCAATGGGAATCTCCTCCATCTCTCCGGGGGTCGTCATGTATCGGTCGAGGGTCGTTTTGCCCACCATAGGGGGGCCGTATATGCCGACGCGACGTGGCTTCCAGTAGTGCCACAGTTCACGGGCGAACACCATGCCGCCGACGAGGGCCGTGCCTCCAAGTGCCGTCACGTCAGTTCCTCCATGAAAAGATGCTGTCCGACCAAGACCTCAATTTCTCTTTCAGCCAGTCACCCGTGACTTCCCACAGGCTCCATTCACTGTAGAACTCGATGCCGCTGATGGTGAAACCGGTGATGATGGAGAACACAATGGCCTTGAGCCAGCCCCAACCGCGCTCGTAAGCCACGTCAACCGTGTTGGCGATGTGCATGCTGCGCAGCGTCTCCTCGACAGCGTCGTCCGACGGCGTCTTGAAGATGCGCCCCACGCATCATCACTCCTTCTTCTTGAACTTCCCATCGGGTCCGCGCTCAGGCTTTGCTTCTTCTTCGGGCTGAAAATCAAGTCCGAGGCTCAGAGGGGCAGTCTGCTTCGGCTCTTCAGGAACAAAGTCAACCGTCGAAGGCGCTCGTCCGGTCAACCTTGCCTCAATCCAAGGAGGGGTCTTGCCGGGATTTTTCTCCATCCAACTGAGTTCAGCCTCCAACTGGGCCTCTTGCATGCGCATTTCCATGTCTTGACGGCGGCGGTCAAAGGTCATCTCCATCGAGCGGTAGCGGTTCTTGCGCTGACGCTCCATGGCAGATGCACGTGCACGCTCGTCCATGCCCTGTTGAAAGAACATCTTGAACAGGTAATAGGCCAGACCCTGTACAGCAAAAGCCGCCATGGCGTAGGTTACGCCGTTCAGACTGGGCTCATCCAGTTCAAGCCAGATGCCTGCATCGAAGATGGCAATGGCCAGTCCAATGGTGACGGCTTGGGTCAGAATCAGACCCATCAATCGGATTTCTGCTTGGTCTGCGCGCGGTGGTTCGAGGTTGCTCACGCTGTTCTCCCCCTGATTGGCGGACGAGTACGAGCCTCTTAAACAGGCACCCTACCTACTTAAGTACACCAAAATGGCGGGGCGGGGGACCAAGAGGGAGGCCAAGCCCCCCACCCCGGTCAAAGGTAGACAGTCATCTGCCTTAGTCTTCCTTCTTCTCGGAATCCAACTTTTCCCGCTTACCGTCCTTCGACGGGCCGGGTCCAGCCTTGGAACCGATGACGATGACCATGCCGTGCGCAGGCTTCTTGTCCTTGTCGGCTTTGGCCATGCAGCCCATCTTGTCCACGCAGTCAGACTTTCCGCAGCCGGGGCACTTGGCCTTGGTGAGGTGCATCTCGTGCATTCGCGCGTTCACTTCTTTGAGCAACTGGTCTCCAATCCGCATGTTCTCACCTGTTCTGACGCCGAATCCTCCAAACTCGCTTTCGTCCCTGAATCCGGTCAGCGCCTGATTACCCTGAGCGAGCGTGGGGTCAAAAATGACTCGGTCAGCCGTGGCGTTACTGTTGACGTTCGCAAGGTCACCCATACCACCCTGCCCAAAGCCCGCAGTATCGAGTCGACTGGCTCTCTGTCCACCGAAACCGGAACTTCCCATCGGATTTTGTCCGTCCGGCGCTGAAGGGTCGTCGCCAAACATGCCCCTTGCAGCACGGTAACCAGCATATCCAAGAGTGCCCAAAGCACCCGCTCCGAAGGGGACACCCACCATCCGACCTGCGGATTGGTCGAGTGCAGTTCCTGCGCGCCCCAGTCTGGAATACGCGCCTTGTCGAAAGGCACCGGGTTGATACGCCTCGCGCCCGGCCCGCATTGCTTGGCTATTCACGTAGCCGGAACTTGCTGCATCGGCAACCATCTTGTCGTCAAGTGCCCGCAAAGTTCCGGGCCCGGTAATACCTTGGCGAAGAGCCTCCGCTTGAACCGCGTCCGCTTGTTCTCGTGCCAAAGCAGCACGCGTCGATGCTTCCGCAGCCTCCTTCGCAGCAAGTCTTTCTGCGGCTACCTCCATGGCTTTTCGACCGCCAAACTTGCCAACCGCTTTACCTCCAAGTTTAAGAGCGGCTCCTGCACCTATGCCTTGAGTGACGCCGGTACCAAACTCTGCCACGTTACTGCCAAAACTGTCGTCGCCTTCAGCAACCTTCACACCCAAAAACGGGTCAGTAATCTGGTTGTTCCTTACGTTCTGCACACCCTGATAGACGCCGTAGCCAGCAAGTGCTGCAGGCAAGGCTGCTGCTAACAAGGGAGCAGCCTTTCGCACCAAGACGTGCTCAGATGAGGGCCTCGGCATGTTGTCCTCCACGGCACCTGTCGAAATAAGCCTGCCGAATGAACTGATATTGCTCTGCAGCCTCCATCAGCAGGCAAAGTGCTTCAGGAGAGCCGTCACCGTGCGTCTCAATTTGGTGAACATTGAACTCTGCTACGCGTAGCATTTCACGGAAAAGGTCCACCCACCATTCACGCGCTTCTTCGGCCATCTTCGACAAGGACAAGGTAGGTGGGGTCAATGAGGGTTTCGGACTTAAGCGTCCCACGTTCCTTGAAATGTCGGGCTCGATTGGTGTGCGGGTCCTCAGCAACGAGCGTGCCTCGCTTGGTATGGCTCATGTCGGGGCCACCTTTCCCCTCGATACCCCGCTTTCGACGCTCGCGCTTGAGGTCTGAGCGATACTTGACGCGCTCTGGGGTGGACTCGTACTTCGTGTCGTACTCCAACTTGTGACGCTTGGCCTCAGGCGAAACCGGATTCTTCAGGACGAGCACGCCCTTGACGATGGTCGGCTTACCGCCGACACCTTGCTTCTTGGACCGCTTACGTTTGGTCGCCGCACGCTTCTGACCTTCGCTCATCGAGCCACTGGTCTTCGGGGTCTTGTCGCTGACCTTGACGGACGGACGGCACTTTGGATAGCCCTTGCTGCTTGTCTTGGCCTTTGAACGACCACATGGCGGATGCTTGCCGTCCTTGTCCTTACGACTGACGTCGACCCACTTTTCCTTGAACCAGCGGTTCAAGTCCTTCACCACGAGGGTGTCGTAGCAGGTGCAGCGCTCGGTCATTCTTCACCCGCCCATGCGTCGCATACGTGGTCAGCCTTGCACATGAAATCGTACCACTCGCAATATCCGGTCGTGGGGTCATCCGACTTGGATTCATCCCACGCCTTGCAGTTACCACACCGCTCAGAACCTGTAGCCTTGCGGTAATTCGGAGCGTCCTCTTTCCCCTTGAGGATGCGCCACGCATGCTCCATGGCTTCAGGGCTCATTTCTTCTTCTCCTTTTTCTTGCCACGGAACTTCCCTTTGCAGTATTGCACGGCCCAGCCGTTGGCGTAGGCTGAAGGATAGACCTTGAACTTCCGCTTGGCCGCAGCCTTGCCTTCAGGGCAGAGTTTCTTCTCCAAGAAGTCGAAGGCTGCGTTGACGCCGAGGCAGTGCCCGCAGTCACAGTCGGTCAACAGTTCCACCTCCTGAGAGCCGCACCCTTCGGCGTCAACTTACCACCCTTGCTCGTTGGGCCCTTGACCCCGCTCATACGAGCGCAGAACGACTTGCGGCGCTTGGCCTTCTTTGAACCGGGCTTCAGTTTGCTCGGCTTCGTCGTGACCGGGGGCTTGAGATTGGCGCCCTCTTCGCGCTTGGCCTTGGCGCGACCTTTGGCATTCAGACCACCTTTACGGTGATGCTTGTTCGGGTTGTACCCGTGAAATGGCTTGGACTTCTTCTTGGCCTTGAGTACAGCCAGCGAAAGTTCCAGCGGCGAGCAGCAGTCGCAGAAGGACACGTCAGACCAGTCTGTCTTGCCGACAACGTCAGCCTCGGTCAACCATTCGACGTCACTCATGCACTCACCGCCTTCAGCATGCGCCACGCAAGGTCCATCGGTTCACCCGTCTGCACGTCTCCACCTTGCTCACGTAGGAAGTTGGCAATCAAGATGTCGCGGATGTGAGGTGGCATGGTGTCGAAGCCGGGAGGAGTGCTCATACCCTCTGGGGCAGGCGTCCGCTCTGGTTCAGGTGTCGCTGGCACGGCCTGCGCCACGGAGGCGACAGCGGTGCCAGCACCACCAACAGCAGTCGGTGAAAAGTTGAATCGTGCAGGGAGTTCATCCTGCAACTCGCGCGGGTACACTCTGGGCTTCATTTGCCCTCCTTCGGGAACAACGTGAATGGTCTGACGGTCGCTGGCACCGGTCCCTCCGATACCAGCGCCTACCGTCAACAGCCCAACCTTACCGTTTTCATGCTCAGCAAAGACAGGTGAGAAGATGTGAGAAGCATCCCCTCGACCCGTTGGCTTCGACGTCACAAACATGTCGAACATCATAGCAGGCTTCGTCTTTCCGTGCTTTTTGTCCGGTGCGAGAATAGGGGTGCGCAAAGCCTTCGGTAACTCTGGATGGTTGGAAAGGACGTCGTTGAGCATGAAAAGCGCCACCTGTTCAGGCGTGAAACCCTTGAATCCTTTGGGCATCTCTTGGTTTGGATGAAACCGCTCGTTTCTGCGCTGCACGTAGTGTGGGAGAGCGTCCCGCGAGATGTGCTCCAACTCATACGGTCTTTTCTGATACTGCTTCATCCGGGCAAGGAGGTTCTTGATGTACTCCGGCGAGTGGTCCTTCAGAAACGAGAAGTCCTTGAGCAGAAGCCACGCCGTATCAAGGGCATGGCTGGCGCTCATGCTTCGCGCACGCTCACACTCAGGAAAAGTGTTGGGGTGGTCGACGAACCCCCAAGAGGTGAAACGCACACAAACCCAAAAAGCGCGAGGAAGTTGGCTCGTCGACCAGACTTTCGTAGCGGACTACCGTATTTCATGGTGCCGGCGAATCTTCGGTGTAATGCCCGCATTCTCCGCACCGCCAAGCGATGCCGCGAAACACGTTGGACTTCTTGATGTAGACGCGGCGCGTCGGATGCGCCCCGCAAACCTCGCAAGGCTCACTCTTTCGCTTTCCGGTCATCGTCATCCCGCTCCTGCGCCAGCGCCCTGTGCCGGAAGACCCTGACCATGGCGGTCAACGCCTCGACTTCCTTTTCCAACTCACCCACGCGCTGAATGAGTTTGCCGAACACGTAGGCGCTTGCGACCAGCGCAAGCCCCACCAGCGTGTCCCAGAGCATGGTTGTCCATCACGGGGCGACTTTTAGTGATACCGAACTCACTCGTTGAGTTTGAAAGGCGATTCATGCGCCCCTTCCGTGAGTTCTGCAGGCAACTTTGACTGCGTCATCGGACGCATGCGCTGCATTCCCGGCAGTTCAAGCGGCTTCTGAGGCTGCTTTCGCGCCCGCATGTCGCGCATCCCCTGTGCCAGAGGACCGTCTGGGTCGGCGTTGGGGTCGAGCGCCTCTTCTTTGAG